TTGGAATTTCCCGGCGGGAGGTGCGGGTTTTAGGCGTTTGGATGACCACCTTTGTATGCCCATTTTCACAGGAAATTCGGCAGACCGTCCGGTTGATCTTCAACGTGCCAAGTTTCAGGTCGAAATCGCCCCACTGTAAGCCGCAGATCTCGCCAATACGCAGCCCCAATTCCACCCCTAATAATAAGCCAATTTTGCGGGGCGTGGGGTTCTCCTGTACATACTGATAAAGCCGCTGCTGCTCCGCCGGGGAGAGAGGCGCAGAAATTTGGTCGATGGCTTTGGGCAACGCTACTTCCAACTCCATCGGGCGGATCAGGCGCAAGTGCGCGGCATATTTGCAGATGCGCCGCAGCATCGAGAGACATTCCCGGGCAGAGGAGTTCCCCAGCGGCTTGTGCGCGGCATCTATCGGCGCAATGATCTGCTGCATAGCCTGTTCCAGAAAGCTTTCCTCAAGGGATGCGACTGGCACTTTACTCAAAACCGGAAGAAGATATTTGTGCAGCGTGTACGAGTAATGCGCATAGGTGGATTCTTTTACTGCATTCCGCTGGGAGTGCAGCCATACCTCAGCCAGTGCTTCAAAGGTCAGGTCGGTTCTCTTTAGATTGTAGAAGCCTGCCTCTGCTTTCTTTTGAATCAGCACACGTTTGACCTCAGCATAGACCATGCCATAGACGTAGCCCCACTGGATTTTTCCCTCCGGTGTACGCGCTTTGATGTAGCGGCCTTCCCACCGGCCATCCTTGCGTTTGTGAATGTTTTCTCCCCGTCGTGCCATTTCTGTTTCCTCCTGCGTCTTGGACACCCTTCTGACCACTTATTCTGTCCACCTTCGTTTTTTGCTGGATTTTTTATGCAGAACTGGGCAATGTGCAAAAAACTTTTAGCTTCTGCGAGTTTTTTCTAAGGTCAGGCGGGATGCATTTGTGCTGAATAGTTAAAATAAACTCGAAAGAAATCGACACGGTTTCTTCCGGGTTTATTTTTTTGCGCATTTTTAGGCAACAAGGGGGATGAGAGAGCTTTGGGCGGCAGACATTTGACGATTGAGGATCGTCGGAAGCTGGAAAAATATTACCTCGATAGGATCAGCGTGGAGAGTATCGCGGAAACTCTGAGGGTTCACCGCTCCACCATTTATAACGAACTTCGCCGCGGTGACACCGGGCGGGTGGACAAGAACGGGAACTGCGAGTACAGCGCAGAGCTGGCACAGAAAAGAATCTGCGATGCCCGCCGCAGCATCCATCATAAGAAGCAGGAGGACACCGCAAATGCCGATGTTTAAGACCTGCACGGCCTGTAAGGAAACATTCATTGCGGAGTCACCTTTCATCAAACTGTGTCCGATCTGCAATGCAAAGAGCCAGACCACCCCGGCGGAACGTGCGCAGTGCAAAACTCGCATTACCCCGGATCGGCTGATGCTGGATGTTCGACAGGCGGATGCAGCGGGTAAATCCTATGGCCGGTGGCGGTACGAAGAAACCGAACGCCGCCGCAAAGAGGAAGAAGAGGAACGTCGCAAGTTTGAGGAACGCCAGAAACGGCGTGAACAGATGAAAGCAGCAAAGGAGAACGAACATGGCGAAAGTGAAGCTTGACTACATGAGCCTGAGCATGAGGGCAGAGGGAAGCGACGACATGGTGCGGGAGCTGTCCGGCAGATTCCTTGACATGGCGGACAAGTATGCCGCACCCGGATTTTACTTCCCGGCTCTTCCTACCTCCGTTTTCGAGGACGGTTGCCGTGACCCGGAAGAACTGAACACGGGAGATATGAAGCCGCTGACCACGCCGAAAGAAGTTGCACCCGGCGCAGACTGGGACGTGGTGGCAATCTATGACGATGCGGGCATTCCGTCCATCATGCACCGATTCCGCCGCATGAGCAATAAAGAGTTGTTCGGTGGCAGCGACAAGCCGCACCCGGCGTTCATCATCGGCGGCGAGGTATACGACGAAATCTATATTTCCGTGTACCCCAATGTGATGATTAACGGAAAGCCGTACAGCCTGCCGTTTCAGAAACCGGCGGGAAACATCACGCTGGACGACTTCTCCAAAGCCTGTTTCAGCAAGGGCGAGGGCTGGCATCCAATGACGGCAGCAGAGTGGGGCTTCCTTGCAAACCTTAGTCTGAAACTGGGGACTCTGCCGCACGGGAACACCGACTACGGCGCATGGCATGGCGACCATAAGGAGCACGGCCAGAAAGCACCGAACAGCAATCGGACGCTCACCGGAACTGGCCCGGAAACGTGGACGCACGATCACACCAAAACCGGTGTCCACGATCTGTGCGGCAATATCTGGGAAGTGCTGGCCGGTCTGCGGATTAAAAACGGTGTGCTGATGGTGGCCGCGAATAACGATGCAGCACTCCCCGAAACCGACCTGACCCAGTGCGGCGACGACTGGAAGCTGCTGACGGACGATAAGGGCGCACCAGTGTATGTTTCCGCATCCGGCAGCGAGATCGTGTTTACCACTGACAACGATGAAGCGGGCGGCGTGGGCAGCTCTGAGTGGGGCAAGGTCAAGACGGAATGCAAGAGCGAAATGCTCAAAGAGTATGCGCTGTTCGCCGGGGAGGAAGAAGCCTACTGCTACATTGATGCAACTGAGGGCGAATACATTCCGGTCCGCGGCGGCAGCTGGAGCAATGGCGAGTGTGCCGGTGTGTTCGGCTTGAGCCTCGGCGATCCGCGCTCTAATTCGTGAACGAGCGGCGGGGGCCGTTCCGCTTTCTTCAAGAAGAAGCAGAAAGCTGAACGCTGAAAAGCTGATGGGCTGCGCGGTAGCGCAGCCAAAAGCCGGGAGAGAAAATGCTGATCTATTTTGTAGAGTGCTTTATCATGGGGTTTGCGTTGGGCCTATCGTGGGCTTCGTTCGCCACTCCGGTTTACCTGATCTGCTGTTTTGCAGGGTGGGTATTTGATTGGAAAATTCCAACGGCATTGTGGCTCGTTGCATTTGCTGTTCAGAACTGGGACAACGCAAAGAGCTGGTTCAAATAAAAACGGTCTGGGCGTACCGAAACACGCCTGCCACATGACCGGGCACTTAGGGAGCGCACCGGTCAGCCGGTTTCCGCAAGACCGGCATCTTGCCTACCGGAGATGAAAAGAACACGGTAGGGCGACCCGCACGGGTATGGGGGCGGAAGCATTGCGCTGTACGACACCGCTCCTTTCTATGGCGCAGCCAGTGCAAGCGGGGAATTTACACCGCCCCGCCGCCCAGTGCTGACTCTGGGATGCGCCGCCACTTCCGAATATTCATCAAGAAAAGAAAGGACAAAGTTATGAACGACATGGAAAAGTGCTTTTACGAACCGGCTGAATTGTCGGTGGTGGACGAGGGAAAAGGACGCTCGCTGGTAAAGGCGAAAGGTAGTCCGTACAAGCTGGGCTTTCTGGTGGCGCAAGGTGCTGACGGCATTTTCAAAAGCCTTAACGACGCAGAAGCGGTAGATGCGATGGAGAGGGCAATCGTGGGCACCATTCGCATTATGGCGATGCGGCGTAAGGCGGAGTTCGAGAAAGGCACGGACGCATTCGATATGAACGGCGGTTTCAATGCCGTTCGGGACGAGGGTGCGCTGAAAGAAATCCTCAAGTCTATTTTTGGAAAGCAGTAAAGAAGATGAAGATACATAACAGAAGCCCCACCATAAAGGAAGTTCGCAAGAGCGAACAGTGCCGACACACGTTCAGAATCACGGTCGCGAAGTGTGCGCCGTGTGATGGGTACAACCTGAACTGTGAGCATTACGAGAAAACCAACAAGGGTGCTGCTGATACAAAACATCTTTCGAGGTAAACAAGCCGCCCTGCGCCGCGTCAGCGGGGCGGCTTTTATATGTGGTGCGGGGTGGCTGGATGCGCGACCGGCTACCGAAAGCGGGGTCGAACCCCGTCCGCACCTGCTTTACTTGAAATCATGGAAGCCGGACTGCACCGGCAGGCGCGAAGCGTCAAGCCATACCTGCATGACAACGACGGAGGTTGAAAGGTATGCCCGCTGCATGAGCGAAGAAATGCCTTGTCCGATCCACCCAAGCCAAAGGTGGTAGGTCTGGTTTGGTAGATCAGACCGCCCCGCCGCCCTGTCTTTCTTAGAGTTCAGAAGGGCGGCGGGTGTCTATTATGCGGATGCGCAATGGAGAAGAACGGCTCCCCTGTTACTCTGAGCCGAAAGGTCGGTTCGATCCCGACCGTCCGCACAAGAAAGAATGGAGAACATCAATGGAAATCGAATGTTTGACACCGGAATTTCCGCAAGGAGCAAGGGTATATAGTTCGGATGGTATTGCTCCAACTCTCCTGAACAGCGCGTCGGCCATGCGGTCGCAGTCGATTTTGATTCGGGGGGGGGTAGCATGAAAGCTCACAGCGAAAAATCAATGTGTCTGGCCGGGAATTTTGTCGATAGAAACACCAACCAAAACGGGAGCGGCGTAAAAGAAGATACGTCTTTTACGCTGAATACAGTAGACCGCCACGCAGTCGCTTATAGAGAGCTGCAATATGACAGTTACATAGAGGATGATGTGATCGGAACGCTTAAAAAATCAGGTGGAGCGTTGGGAGGGGGTTCAGAAACGGTGGTTTGCGAAGAAAGAGAACAGCCGGACTGGATCGTCCGTCGATTGATTCCACTGGAATGCAGTCGATTGCAAGGGTTCCCAGATGGATGGGCGGAAATTGAATCGCTGAAAAATCCGAAAGAGTTTAACTTCTGGCGGGAAGTCTATGCCAGAAGTTGCGAAATCAAAAAGACAAAACCGAAACAGACCATCCTTCGCGCGGACGGCGCAAAGAGCGATGAAGCGTTGATGCGGTGGCACGATGGGCTGCACAGTTTGGCGGCAGAATATGCGATGTGGGGAAATGGAATGGCGTTGCCGAATGCCATTTTCTTTGTCCAGAACGCATTCCGCGAGCTTGGAAAGCCACCGCATGAGGTGAAGCTGGGAAGCCTGTTTGACGGAAGCGGAACAATGCCGCTGTGCGCCGCCATGTGCGGCGGTCATCCGGT